TATTCCAATCTCCATCATCTGCTTTAATTCCTATATAAGCATTATCAGGTGCATTTAATCTTTTAGCCTCCCAATACCATTTACCAGAGCTTACGCCAAATGTTGCCTTATATCTTCCACCTTGAAAAACAGTATTACCCTCTGTTGCAGTTATAGATCCTGTAAAATCTAAAGAATTTAAAGTACAAAAATTATTGCTACAGGTATCTGAAGATTGATCAATAGATGTTAAATTACCTACAGTATAATCATTTCCATTTCCTGAAGTATCATCACCTAAATTAGATGAATCAGAAAAATTTAATTTAAATCCGTTTGTGCCATATGTTCCTGTGTATGCTATAGGCTCCCAGATATTTGTAACAGGGTTCGTTGCACCAAATGATGTTGGTGTAAGTTGTTGTCCATCAACTAAAATTATTTCTGTCATATAGCCATCAAAAGAATAATAATCTGAATAACCTCGTCTACCTATATTATGTATTCTATCATCATTAATATATGTAGTGTGGTCTTGACTTGGATAAGTAGTAGATGCAAAATCTGATATTTGAGTTGAATTTACATACATTTTAATTCTATCACTACTAGTTGATTGAGTTGTATCAACAGCGACTACTAGATGATACCAAGCAGATACATCTCTAAATAATCTATTTGTTTGTAAATTTAATTTAATAGAATCTGATTGTTTTTCAACAAACTGAAACTTATCTCCATAAAACATAATTTCAATTTTATTTTCATTTGCAGTTCCAGCACTAAAAATACAATTTCTTTGAGAAGTTGCTGTTCCAATTTCTGATCTTTTTACCCAAGCACTAAAAGTAAATGTTTTTCTATTAGATTCACTACCTGGTGTTCTACTTAAATAATCAGAGTTATCGTCAGTAAATCTACACGAATTAGTAAAAGTTGTTTGTGGAAAAGCTAAAGGCCATATAGATGAAGATTGAGATTCAAATTGACTATCTAATGTCCATACACCTGATGCTACACTTGTAGTAGGTGTATTTATTTTTCCTATGATTCCACCGTTATCTTGGTTCATTAGCTACTTCCTTTCGCCCCATCAGTGGATTCCTACGCGTCGTCTATGGATTCATAAGATACGAATAATTCTAGATCTGATGCAGCGCCCGCTCCACCTTTTAATACATCACCTTCCATTAAGTAAATTGGAGTATCAAGTACAACTAACGTTGCATCAGCTGGCACTGATATTGTTTTTGCTAAATGAAAAGTTCCAGATGTATCAAAGTTTGAAATACCATCAGGAGTGTAATTTGCTTTTGTTATAGATAAAGTTAAGTCTGCTGCGTTTGTGCCATCAACGTTTGCACATGTAATTCTATTTAATTTTACAACTTTATCAGACGCAACGGTCATCAAAGTTGTTGTTGTGGTAGCTGATAAAGCAAATCCAACCGATTCACCTTTAATACTAGTTACCGATACTATATTTGGGTTAGCCATAATTTACTCCTTTTATCCGAATACAATTGCCATTGCAATAGCTTTTCCTGTTGTAATTCCGCTTGAAGGCGTCGTAAAACTTAGTGTTCCAGACCCATTAGTTTGTAATACTTGGCCACTACTACCATCTGCAGCAGGAAATGTCAAAGCATCGATCGTGACTGTTCCTGACCCTTTTGGTTGTATAGATACACCAATATTAGTGTCACCACCAGATGCAGTAAATGTTGGTTTGTTTCCTGTAGCTGCATTAGCGTATGTTAATTCATTAACAGCAGAACTAGTAGCTGTAAGTTTAAATAATTCATTACTGTTTGTGTCTAAAATAGATGTTCCTATTATTGGAGAAGTTAAAGTTTTATTAGTTAAAGTCTGTGAAGATCCTGTTGTTACCAATCCTACTTGTTTTATAGCGGGGTTAGTTCCATCGTTTGCAGTTGCAAATAAAACAACATCACCTTTGTCTGTTGCTGAAAAAGTAAAAGAATCTCCTGAACCAGAAACATATTTAAATTGAACTGTATAAGCACCAGAAGTTGAGTTTCTTAAAAAATAAAAAGTTTGAACATCTAAAGGTATCGTTACAATTTGATTTCCTGTAATAGTTCCTGTGAACTCAATCATTCTATGAGAAAGTTCTGCACCAGTTGATCCATCAGAAACAGATAATGTAGTTGTTTGAGCACCACCTGCTATAGATTTAGTAGTGTAACCACCAGATATTTGTTCTATGATTTGTAAATTTGTATTAGTCTTCGTACCCCATGTACCGGCATTTTCACCAGTTGCTTGAAGTTCAACACCTAAAGGTGTGTATGTTGATGCCATAAATTATCTCCTATGCAACGTCACTATAACTTGTATTTGATCCAGTTGCAACATCCGAATAAGTATCATTCGAACCTGTTGAAACATTACTATATGACGTATTTAAACCAGTGTCAACATCTCCATATGCGAAGATATTAACTGTTCCTACACTAACCGTAGCAGATTGACCAGTTAATCCAACCTGCATATCTACTGGAGATATTGATCCCACACTAGCAGTAAATGATTGACCTGTTAATCCTAAACCTTCTTCTATTGTTAAAGATCCTACACTTGCTGTAGTCGATAATCCTGTTGGTTGAGCAATAGCACTACCTAATCCTACGATGGTTCCTTGAGCAAAAGTAGCTTCTACTCCAGATAATTGAACTGTATCGTTTGGTATTGTTACTGAACCAACACTTGCACTAAATTGCACTCCAGTTAATTGTGCCTCTTGTGAAGAAATAGCTGTTGCTGTTCCTTGTGAAAGAGACATGGATACACCAGAAAGAATAGCTGTTTCATTTGGTGCTTTTGCTGTTCCTTGACTTGCAGTAAACTCTTGACCTGTTAAACTAATGGTCATGTCATTAACAGTCAAAGATCCAATTGCTGCTGTTGTTGATACACCAGTCAATCCTACCTGCATGTCAACCACGGATACTGAACCAAGAGAAGGTGTGATAGATAGAGTGTCGTCTATAACAGTAGGTACAAAAGCTTCTCCTTGTGAAGATGTAATAGATTGACCCGTTAATCCCACAGCCATATCTGTGACTGTTACAGATCCAATAGAAGATGTAATTGATAAACCAGTTAGTGAAATAGTTTGATCTTTAAGTTCGCCCCATTCACCATCGTTCCAAGCTTGTGCACCCCAACCTGTTTTAAAAGTTGTATCTGCATTCCAATTAGCTTGGCCCCAGGTAAACCTGCCCCATCCTGAAGTCGTCGACATGGTCGACCTCCTATGCTAATCTGATTATAGCGCTACTTGCGTCTGCTGTGGGAAACTCTATTTTGAAAGTTCCGTTACTTGCTGTTTTATCACCACCAAATGCAATCACACATACAGCATCAGTAGTAGACGAGCCACCATCTGTTGTCGTGTTATATATTAATGCACCGTTTGCAGTGAAAGAAGCTGATGTATATGTTACATCTGCAAAATCTGTAAATGCAGTTGTTGAAGATAAGGATACACCTGAATTCGTTAAAGTAGCACCACCTGCGGTATATGCAGATCCAGATGTATTAGATATCTCGTTTGAAGTAGAATAATCAGTTGTAGATGCACCTAAAGAAGCTGAACTTGTAAAAAGAGCAATCTTAAAAGTGTGTCCGCCTGAAGATTCAAAACTGTGCTTACCTTGTAAAAGTTCTTGTTTAAAACTTGAACATATTGCTGATGTTATTGCCATATTTTTCTCCTACTACGGTGAAGGTGACTCGATTTTTAATCTGATAGTTCCATCAGTGTAATCATCTCGTCTTCTTCTACCAACTTGCTCATTAGCAAATTTCTGTATCTCTTGTTTATATTTATTTTCGTATAAAGTCAACATATCTATAGGGCCTTTTAAAAATCCATAAGTCTCTGATAAACAGCAGTATAAAAGACCATTTGGAAAATTAAGACTAATATAATTACTTTGATTGCCAGATTCTAAAGTGTCTGGCATTTTATTAAAATGTATTCTAAATCTATATGTAGTATTTGGTGTGGGAGCCACAAATATTCTACCAGACGTGGTATCTGTATTACCTGTTGCACCACCAAAATCTGCATAATATTTAGGCTGACCTTGAGCTGCAGAGGTACCCGTTACATCTTGATATTCTTGAAGATAGGTCATATCTTTTTTCTCTAACCATCTGTTAGCTCCTGTAATCGCTGATCCTGCTGTATCGTAAACTTGTATACCTCTAATAAATAAACATCCTGCGGGTGCATTTATAGATTCTTGTCCAGCAACAAAATTTCCAAGTTGTTGTTTTCTATCTGCATCAATTGGAATATCTCTCATTATTCTATATTGTGCATTTAAAATTATATTTTCTAATATATCTGTTGTTAAAACATTAGAATCTACTTCTGTATAATTTCTAATTTGTGTAATTAATGTATCGTAAGTTATTCCTG